CAGTAGGTATATCCCCCCACTGTTGTCTTGGCTTAAAGATTACTCTTTAACTCAAGATAACTATCAATAAGGATGGACGAGAAGAACTCACGCTCAATAGTTTTACTATTAGCGAAGAACTCCTGGTTTGGAATTGTTGGTAAGTACTCAACAGACTCTATTGCATCTGGTTCACCAGATCATACGAGATCCAAGAGATTGACCAATCGCTCACCTAAGTGATTGATTGCTCATACTAGTGGATGGATAGCTACCTTATTCTGGTAGTTAGTGGGCTCCAGTGCCGTTGAATTGTACTGCACTTCGTGTTTCTTGAATAGGTCTTCCAAAGGGATTCTCCCTTCAAAGATACTATCAAGATCCATTACTTTGGCCATAATCTTCTCACAGCGTTTCTGTTTTACGAGATTGTAAATAGATTCACTGTCGACTTTGAGGCAAGGTAACCTCTCGCTTAATGCGATTGGGCCTTGCATAAGTCTTAGAGTAATTATCACTGTAAGTAAATCCTGAACCCTAGAATTAGGGTGTTGGATCAAAATACGACTACAATTTTCCCTGTCATCCATCATTGACCTCTTATTGATTTCACAAATAAGTTCATCTACATTACGTAGACTGTTCTTATTCAGTAAATTATAAGAAATCCCTGAGAATTCAGTACCACCAATAGCATGCCTTTTGGCAAATTCTATTTGGTTGTTATCTGAATCACCAATAACAGATTTAGATTGGTTTATAGGAATACCTAGAAACTTCATCTGCTTCTGATATCGGTTGGCGACAGCAGAATTTCATATCACCACATCATCACCAAGTACTGCATAGTCTCGGAAGGATTTAATTCCTTCTTTGGCAGCGCAATACTCAATGATGATATGGTGCCACAGAGCGAAAGAGCCTCATGAAGATAGGAAACCTAATGGTTGTCCCACACTTCATTTAACAGGCCCTCCGAACTTGTGGTGAAATTCTCTATTAGCAATGACATAGGACCAGCTCTCAGAGATGGACTCTCCGAAGAGAGTTTTCATCATTATCGTTTGTACCTGTAAAGGTATACGATCTGAGGCACCAGAAAGATCAAAACAGTAAGTTTTGTGACCTTTGGACATTCTCAAAATTCGGTTGAAAGCCGACTCTTGATCAAATGTTCCATCTGTCT